TTCCCATCGCGGTGACAGGTCTGGCGGATATTGCCGCTGCGGCCGGTCAGGCTGGGATTTCGGGTGAGGACCTGATCCGCTTCACCGATGCCGCCGCCCGGATTGGGGTGGCGTTTGATATCAGCGCCGAGCAGGCGGGTGGCTCGATGGCCAACCTGATGACGGCGCTCGGGCTCACCATCGACGAGACGGTGTCGCTGGCTGATGCGATGAACCATCTGTCCAACAGCCAGGCGTCGAGTGCTGCGGACATTCTGGACGTGGTCCAGCGTGTGGGTGCGCAGGCGACCATGTTCGGCTTCACGGCCGAGCAAACGTCCGCCTTCGCCTCCGCGATGCTGGCAGCAGGCTCGACCAGCGAGGTCGCTGCGACGTCATTTCGAAACATGGGGGCGGCGCTCACAAAAGGCGAGGCCGCCACCGCCGGACAGCGCCGCGCTTTCGCAGCCCTTGGGATCGACGCGGAAGATACCGCCCGCTCCATGCAGGAGAACGCGGTCGAGACCACAATCGACGTGCTTCGGCGCATTGGCCAGTTGCCTGCCGAGCAACGCGCGGCGATCTCGTCGCAGCTCTTCGGCAATGAGGCCCGCGCGCTTGGACCGCTGCTGACCAACCTTGGCCTTGTCGAGGACACGCTCGGCATGGTGGGGGATCGCGCGACCTATGCGGGGTCTGCCTTTGCTGAATTTGCAGCCCGCAACAACACGTTCCAGGCCAATATGCAGCGGTTCCAGAACGTTTTGACAGAGCTGCAGATCAATATTGGCAATGCGTTGATGCCCGCGATCACGCAGCTCGCCGAAGCCGTCACGCCGCTGATCACCCGTCTGGCAGATCTGGCGAATGCCTATCCGGAGGTGACACTGGCGGTGGTCGGTGCGACGGCAGCGGTGATCGCCTTCAAAGGCGCCATGGCGGCGCTGCGCTTTGCCGGGCTTCTGGGACGCGGGGGTGTCTTGTCGCTGATTGCGGCCGGTTATAATTCCATCGGGCGCGCCGCGATTGGCGCGCGCGCAGCGGCAAGTTCCATGATCGGCCTGCAAACCGCCCTTGCTGCGATGTCTGGCCAGCCCCTCGGGACGCTTGGTCTTTTGCGTGCCGGGCTCACCGGGATCGCGCTGGCGGTTCCCGGTGTCGCCGCCCTGTCATCGGGTATTACGGCGATCGGCGCGGCCGTGGCCACGATTTCGGCCCCGGTCTGGGGCACGTTCGCGGTGGTCGCAGCTGCTGTGGCCGCAGCTGGCATTGCCATCTGGCGCTATTGGGATCGGATCAGCGCGATCTTCACCGGCGTGGGCCAGGCGATCAGCGCAGCGCTGCAGCCGGGGCTGAACTGGGTTGGTGAAAAGTTGTCCTTTCTGACGCCGCTGGTCGATGGGTTCGGTGCAGCCTGGGATTGGGTGCGTGAAAAGCTGTCGGGTCTTGGCGAGTTGCTCTCGGGTCTGTTCACCCGCGAGACCCTGTCCGAGGAAGACATCGCGCGGATCACCGAACGGGCGCGGGAGGTGACCGAAAACATCATCGGCTGGTTTGCTGGCTTGCCTGCCCGGATCGGTGAGGCGGCTGGTGCATTGGTTGAGGCAGGCCGTGGCCTGATCCAGTCGATCTGGGACGGGGCCCGTGAGCGGTTTGGGGAGTTCATCGACTGGGTCGCGGGCATTCCGGGCCGTATCATCGACGCGATTGGCAGCATTGATCTGTCCAGCCTGATCAGCTTTGGCGAGCCGCCGCGTTGGCTGCGCTGGATGATGGGGGAAGAGGAGGTCACGCCGCCAGAGATCCCTACGCCACCGGGTCAGGCGGAATTTGACAGTCTGCCGGTGGACCAGCGCTCCGCGGCTGAGACGCTGGCGGCGGCGCGCGCGGCTGGGGATCTGCCAACGCCGGAGTATCTGCAAGACCTGTCAGACTACGCCGCACACCTGCGCGGAGAAATGGCGGGCATTCAGGCGCAGATCAACCAGATTGATCAAAACGGGCCGATGGGCCAAACGCTGGCCGCGCCGTTGCGGGCCAACCTGAGACAGTTGCAGGAAGAGCTGGTTGGCGTCGAAGCGGATCTCGATGCGGGTCGTGCCCGCGCGGATGAGGTGACAGTGGCACTGCGCATTCTCGGGGAAACGGAGACCACGCCCGAGATTGACGCTGCCTCCATCGACCGAGCACTTGATCGCGTGCGGGCACTCCGCGCTGAAATGGCTGCCGCGGAAGGCAGTGCGGTTGCACGCGTGCCATCGGTGCCGGAGATTGACGGTGCCCGTGCCGGTGGTGGCCCGGTCAGCCGGGACGGCACCTATCTGGTGGGTGAGGAGGGGCCAGAGCTGGTCACGCCATCGCGGTCGGGCTTTGTCAACACCTTTGGCGCAATCCAAGATGTGGTTGCAGCAATCCAGCGACTGCCGTCAGCGGTTGCGGCTGTCCAGTCAATCGGGCCGCAGCTGGTCACACCAACGCCTGTTGCGTCGGAGGCAGATGCAATCGAGGGGCCAGAGTTGCGGGTCGGCACAACGGATGCGGTCGATGCACCGGCGGCGGCGCAAAGGGCGTCGCGCGCGTCGTTTCCGAAAATCGACGTGCAGATCAGCATTGCGCCGACCATCCACACCACAGAGCGCGTCGATCCTGCGCAGCTTTCCCGCGACATCGGTGAGCAGATGCGTAGCGAATTGCGTGAAGCCTTCCGGGGCGTCTTTGCGGATACAGGCATGAGGTTTTCGTGATGCTGATGATGTTGGGACCGGTGCAGTTTGAGGTGATCCCCTTCAACACGAACAGCTATGGCCACGGCCACGAGGCGGGCTTTGCCGAAAAGCCGGTTCTTGGCATTCGGCCACTACTGGAGTTCGTGGGCGAAGGCCCGGAAAGCTGGACCATCAAGGCCAAGCTGTATCCGGAAAAGTTCGGCGGGCTGGGCCAATTGCAAACCCTCTATCAAGCCCGGGCGTCGGGGCGGCCGCAATACCTGATGCGCGGCGATGGTGCGGTTATGGGCTGGGTGGTTATTCTCGATGTGCAGGAGCGCTCGACCTATCTCGACCCCAAGGGCGTCGGCAAAGTCATCGATGTGGATATCAACGTCAAACGCTGCGGCAGCCCATCGTCAGCCAGTTTCTTCTCGCTGCTGGCGGACATCTTCCTCTGGGCCACGCGGTGAGCGCCATGAGGACCTCCCTGACCAAACCAGTCACCGAAACCGTGACCGTTGAAGGCGACGGGCTGACCGTCTCGCTGATCGTCTGGCGGCGCTTCCACCGGCCGATGCCGGGACTGGTGGAGCAGATTTACGACCTGAACCCCGGTCTGGCCGATCTTGGACAGACCCTGCCGGTCGGGACCCGCTTTGAGATGCCGATCCCGATCCCGCGCGCGCAGCAGGTGCTGGATCCGATCCGGCTTTGGTAAGGAGGCCCGCCCCATGTCAAAACGCGCTATGTTCAATGTTACGGTGGCGGGGAGCAATATCACCACGGCGCTCATGCCGGTGCTGATTGGTCTGCGGGTGTCGGACAAGGTCGGCACCCATACCGACAGCGCCGATCTGGAAATCGACGACACAGACGCCCGGATCATTCTGCCGCAAAAGGGGGCTGATGTGGTGATTGCACTGGGTTGGGAAAGTGCGGGCCTGCGGGTGGTGTTTCGCGGCACCGTGGATGAAGTCAAATCCTCCGGCAACCGGGGTGGCGGCCGTCGGCTGATGATCGTCGCCAAAGGCATGGATACGACCGGTCCCGCCAAGGAAGGTCAGCAGCGCCACTGGGATAACCAGACCATCGAGACGATCCTGCGCGAGGCTGCAGGTCATGCGGGCATTGCAACTGTCGAGGTCGACCCAGATCTGCGCGGGTTGCGGCGGACTTATTTCGAGATGCGCGACGAAAGCTTCATCGCCATGGGCGAGCGGCTCGCGCGTGAGGTGGGCGGCAACTTCCGGATCGTCGGCAACACCGCAATCCTGTCCAAGCGCAACGGCACCTATCAAGCCTTCGTGCTGGCCCGGTGGGGCGACAACCTGCAGAGCTGGGATGTCGCCCCGCAGCTGGGGCGGCCGCAGTTCAGCACAGTCCGCGCGCGGTGGTACGACATGATCGCCGCACGGTGGGACTTGGCAGAGCGCGCCACCGGTCTCGATGTGCGCGCGCTGCATGCGTTTCGCTTTGCCAAACCGGATGCGATTGAGACCACCCAGCAGACCGACAGCGATGCCGCCACCGCCGCGCGGGACGCGGGCGAAGGCACCGTGACCATCGAGGGCAACACGGCTGCAATCCCCGACGGGCTT